AATGCGTTTCAGGTTCTCGTGCATTTCTTGCTTCATAGAACATAGTCACGTTCGGTCTTTGTCCCATGAGCTTGATACCAGAGTCCATCCACCCAGCAAACGCTGAACCACCACGCGCCGACATGAACGAAGCATCGTCAGCTCGCTCCTTGCCTGTGTGATGCGCGATGATAACCGCGACACCAAACAATTCGATCAACCGATCTATTCTAGACAACAAGCTATGGATCTCTTGGTTACTGTTTTCTTCTCCGTCGAAGAAGTTAATGATAGGGTCAATCATCACAATGTCAGGCTGATGATAGTCTATGCTTTCAGCAATCGCGTTGATGTCTTTGTCACGCATGATGTTCTTTCTAAGTCTGCCCGTGGGTATCAAGTTGGCGTGCCCCAACGCCATCAAGTCTGGATCGTGTGCGTAGGGCTGATAGTAAGTGTCGATTCTGTTTTTCAAAAACTCCTGGATGATCTCTGCTTGGAGCCACATGACCTTACACGGTTTCGTGAACGGCATGCCCATGAACTTCTGCCCAGTGGTTGCTGCTGCTGCAAAAGCACCGAGCCAGTGCGACTTACCAATCTTTGGTTTACCGATCAACAAGCACCTGGATTGCTCAAAGATAAAACAGTCACCCCAGTATTGTTCGATGGTTCCAGACTCAATGCCTGTCCAAAACTCATCGTTGTAAGCTTTCAGGCCCAGTGGGTCTTCTTTATTGTCTTGTTCTTTTTGTACGACGATTGGATCCTCTTGATCCAGTATCTCTTTCAGTTCTTCGCCGAGATCTATTTGCCATTCGCTAGTCTTCCAAGACATGATGCCCGCTTCAGTATCCTCTGGGTTACGCTTGACGTGTCCTTGAGTAATCGACATGACCGTCTGCAATACTTCTGGCAGAGGCAACGGCGGTTGCAATGTTTGATTCCAGTCAAACGCTTTGATCAACACCTCACGATAACCCCAACCTTCACGGATCCATTTGCCTACCAGGCGAGCGAGCGTGTCGTTGCGTTGACCAACACCAACTGGATCCAGTGTAATCTTCTTGCCATCCCCGATCGGTTGTACTTTTCCAGACTGATTGAACTCATGGATCGTGTTCAAGTCGTTCATGTTGAGCATGGGCAAATCATCGACATCTCTTATGTGTGCGCCTTCAGGTGTTTCGAAGCCGTAGTTTCTTGACGGCGACACCATGACGTAGCCACCTTCGCCTCTTACGTCTAGTTTACCCGTCGTGTTTCTGACGTTGAGGCCCTCGTTGACTTGATAAAAATAATGATAGCCACCCCTTGGAGTCCTTTGTTTTAAAGGCGATCGAGTCAATTGCCCAGATTCTACGAACTCGACCGCCTCTTGGCTATCGCAGTCCAGAACTACAAACGTTATGCCTGTTATGGCTGCCCAGTTTGCGCCTGGATAGCGAGTCAACCACTCTCTCAATTCGTCTTGTGTTGGTTGTCGTCTTTGATAAGTCTCCCACTTGACCCTTGGTGTCTTCGCCCACTTAGCAGCCAGAACCTCATCGCTTTCAAACGGATGGCGTTTGCGAAAGTATTCTGGAATGATTTCGTTGCGAGATCCACAAGGTATCAAGTGGAATCCTTCTTCCCAAAAAGACCAAAGCATCTCCTGCTTTGACTCATCGGAAACGTTTTCTTGGGTTTTATTTTCGTTAAGAAGCAGAGGCATTTTCTTCCACAGGTCCATAGATATCTTCCCAACTCAAGACCCCTTTCGTCATAATCATGAGTTGTTTTGCTATTCTCACTGTTGGTTGCCTTCTTCCGTATCGCCAGGACTGAACAGTCGCTACCGATACATCTAGTTCTTTTGCTAGAGGTTCTTCTCCACGCTTGATAATATATTCGGATAAATTCATAATGGTTACTTTAAAATAATTATTACAAAAAGTAAAATAGTTATTGACAGAAAGTTTTAAAAACTATAAATTAGATTTTGTTGAGGGTTGTATCTCGTTTTATTTCATAATTTTTTTCATAGAAAATCCTACAACCCTCGACACCATAAAGGAGAAAATAGTATGGCTGAAACAGACAGAGAGTTTGACGACCTCGCGGAACTCTTGACCAGAAAACAAAACAATCTTGCTTTGCAGGCCAGATTGCGTGAGGAAAGCAAAGAGCTAGACATAGCTATTGCAAGACATCCTAAGATTAAAGATAAAGTAATCCAAATGAGCAACACAGGCGGTGCTGCTCGCGTGTCCTTAGATGAATACGATTTCGATATTAAAGTAGATTATCGCGTCAAAAGATCCTGGGATCAAGACTTGGTGGGTAAGATACATTCAGAGGGATCCATTCCTCAGAATTTATTTCCCTTCAATATAGAGTACAAGGAAAGCAAAAAAGACACGACGCTTTTAGCTGAGAACTTTCCTAGTCACTATCAAAAATTATCACAAGCGTTGACGACAGAGATATCTGATCGTCCTTACGTTAACTTTTTAGAGAAGAGGAAGAAATGAGTATATTAGATGAGGTGCAAACTGGCATGAATCCTGGGCCAGTTAAGATGAACATAGGCGGAACTGACGGCATAGGTAAGACTACCTTTGCAGCGGGAGCTCCAAAGCCAATATTTATTAAGACGGAGGAGGGTACGAGGTACGTTAACACGTCCTCGTTTCCTTTGTGTGAATCGTTTGAAGACATCATGCACAGGCTGAAACAGCTCGTGCAAGAAGAGCACGACTTCAAAACTGTTGTTCTGGATACTACAGATTGGGCTGAGAAACTGATCCAAGAAGAAGTAGCCAGACAAAAGAACGTAAGCTCTATCGAAGACATAGGCTACGGTAAAGGCTACACCATGACAGCCGAGGGCTTTCAGAAGATTCTGCGTGCTCTGGATGTTTTAAACGACCAAAAGAACATGAACGTGATACTGCTGTCTCACGTTGCTATCAGAACATTTGCAGATCCAGAGAGAGAACCTTACGATCGATGGGAACTAAACCTTCACAAGAAGGTAGCATCCAAGATCAGAGAATGGGTTGATTTCAATCTGTTTGCAAATCATCAGATTCGTGTCACTAAGTCGGGGTCAGGCTTTAACGAACAAACGCGAGCGCTTGCCATGGGCGATCGCATGCTGTTTACCAAGTTCTCCCCGGCTTTCGATGCGAAGAGTCGAGTTCCTCTTCCTGACAAGATAGAACTCAAATGGGATTCGTTTATCGACGAATATAAAAAATCAATCAATAACTTAATGGGTGCCAAAAGTGCATGAGGAGATCTTTGTGTGTGACGAGTGCGGTGAAAAAGACGCTGAAGTAAAACACGACGGACTTCTTATGTGCACTGATTGTGCCCTGGAGGATATAAAAAATGACAGATGACTTTAGTATAGATCTGACGAATGTTGAAGAGGACAATGACTTTTCTGCCATGCCTGCTGGGCAATATGAAATGGTGGCTAATCAATGGAATCAACACACTTCGAAAGCTGGGAACCAATCTATTAAGGTTGAGTTCGATGTTGTAGGCCCATCGCATGCGGGTAGAAAGGTATGGGAATACTTTACCGTTGAAGGGAATGCAGTAACGGTAACTGCTAGGCGAGTTAAGTCATGGCGTAAAGCGCTTGGCTTAGATCCTGATGCAACTTTTAATCGTGAGTCCTTAGATGAAATGATGAACGAGCCATTCTTGGCAAAGATCAAAATAGAACCTGGAACAGACGGTTATGCTGACAGCAACAAGATTGCTGACTTCGTTACCAAAGGCAATAAACTGCCAGACGTAGAACAAGATCCTAAAGAAGTAGAAGCAGCGGAGAAAGCTGAGTCTAAAACTTCTGATAAAGATTACGATTGGATGAAGTAACCCTCATCTAAGGCGACCTAGGCATGTCGTCAAACTGCCTACCAGAGAGAAATAACAGAGAGGCGACATGCAAAACAAGGAAACTTTGTCCTTGGAGGACAAGAGCGTAATAACAAACGCTGAAAAAGTAATATGTGAACTGCACAGAGTATGGCAGAACAAAGATTCTTTATTTAATCCAACGCTGACTAAGGCAGTTAAAGATGCTGAATTATCTATAGTAAATGCGAGGATGCTGAAAGAGAAAACTAATGAAAAAAATTAAATTACCAGAAAGAACAAGACCAATTATGGAAACAACAGTAATACTTTCAGCTAGAGTTTCACATGATACACATAAAAAATGGGTAGAATTACAATGTAAGGAGGGCACATCAAGAATACGCCCTTGTGATCTAATGACGTATATGGTTGATTATTTCCATGATGAAGTTTTTGGAGAAGAAAATGAGTGAATTTAAAAAAGATTTAGCACGAAGACTTAGCGAAGATCTTCAGGAGTTTGCTAAACGCGAGGACTTCGATCCTGGAGAGTTTTGTAGCACGATCACTAGGTTTGCTATATCTTTGAACTATGACTTCTCAGATTGTCCTGTGACCGCAGCGGGCATGATAGCCATGTGTTGGGAACAAGAGATGAGAAACATAAAAGTAGAGATGAACGAACAAGAAACATCTGAGGAGATGGAACTTAAACACTAATGAAGCTAAGACCGTATCAAGAAGACGCCGTAACCTCTTTAATAAATTGGTTTGATTCGGAGTCTAT